TAGAACAGTCATTGTCCAATTTGGATCAGGCTGAGGTAGAATAATTGACATATGATGATGCCATTAAGGCATTATCAAACGATGCACTTAAGCTTGTAAAAAATCATCAAACTATAGGATTGGGTAGTGGTAGGGCTGCCACTGCATTTGTAAAATCATTATCATTGCTTGTAAAAAAAAAGAAATTAGTTATAAAATGTGTTCCAACTTCTCTGCAAATAAAATTAGAAGCCGAAAAGGGAGACTTGCATCTTATAGATACAGTTCTAGATAAAATTGATATTGTTTTTGATGGAGCTGATCAGATCGACAAAGGAAAAAATTTGATAAAAGGTGGTGGTGGTGCATTACTAAGAGAAAACATCCTGATTAATGCAGCAAAAAAAGTTGTTATAATGGCGGATGATTCAAAATTTGTTACAAATTTTAACATGAGTGTTCCTGTTGAAGTTCATCCTTTGGCTAGAAGCATTGTAACCAAACACATTTCAAAAATTGGTGGTAAACCTAAGATCAGAACACTAGAAAGGGGATACCCACTCATTACGGAAAACGGAAACATTATTCTTGACTGTAATTTTGGTGTGATAAAAAAACCAAAATTATTACAGGAAAAGATTAAGAAAATTTCTGGAGTTTTAGAGGTAGGTATTTTCACTAGAAAACCAGATATTATCTACAAAGCTAGATCAACTGGAAAATTTGATGTAATCAAGTAGAATTAGTTTTTCTAGATACAAGTTTGCCATAACCAGATTTACCTACAACCTGAAAATCTTCAGAAACAGTTTGACCACGAATAATGGTTTTAACTGGCCAACCTTTCAATTTCCAACCATCATATACAATATAATCAGAAAAACCTCCAAACAGTTCAGTTGTTACTTTTTGTTCCTTTTTTAGATCAACTAATGTAATATCTGCATCAGAATTAACTTCGAGTGAACCTTTTGCAGGATACATCCCAAAAATTTTTGCGGCATTCATACTGGTGAGGTTTACTAATTGAGAAACAGAAATTCTATTTTTGTTTACACCTTCACTTAGCATTAGTGGTAATAATGTTCCAATACCTGGAAAGCCTGCAAGGGCATCCCAAACTGTATTTCCATCTAGTTTAAGTTTTAACTGATTTGCTACATGATCCGTTCCAATTGTATTTATCTGGTTTTTACTAATTGCATTCCAGACAGACAAAACATCATTCTCACTTCTGATTGGTGGCATTACTTTAGCAAGATAGCCCTTCTGATTTTCATGGGAGAGCGTTAAATAATGAGGACAAGTTTCTGCAAAAATTTTTGTTCCATTTTTTCTTTCTTCGGTAATTTGTTCTAAAGCACGACGTGAGCCTACATGAGCAAAATAAAGAACACAGTTAGAATCTCGAGCATATTTTGAAATTGTTTTGATTGATTGTCTCATCAGGAGATGTTAACAAAACCGTGTTATGTTTATAACCAGACTTTACAGCCTTATCTGCAATTCTCCAAATAAGATCAATATCAAAAACTGTTGTTTTACCTGAGCCGGGTGGTGCAACTATAATTTGACATCTTGGATCAAATTCATCATTATCAAATGATTCATTGACTACATTCATCACAGGAAGAACTATATGTTCATATTGATCCTCATATAATTCGTTTATATCACCAATACCTAAAAAGGCATCAACCATTTTGGGGGCGAAGGGGTAACTCATAATCTAAACTTTCTCAATTTTCTCAATTATAACTTATTATAACACGCCGAAAGGGCATTGTCAACCTTTATTTTCACCCTTTTTGTTGTATTTTTGCAACACTTTCTCATACATACTCTCTGCAAGATATTTCATCATCATCGGAGCTACCATCAATCCTACTCTTGCTAGCTTCTCATTCAATGTTCCTGTTAAAACAAAGTCTTCTGGTAGCGTCATAATCCTTTTTGCTTCCTTAGTCGTATACACCCTATCTTCTTCTGCGTGTAGATGAACTGCAAGACTTGTCATCAAACCTTGTTCTGATAAAGTGTGACTTGCTTGATTCCATGGTACTCTACGAGACTGATAAAATGAATGCTTTGCTTCTGGAATACTTTTACCCATTTTCTTCCTATGTGCAATCACCTTGTCATACCACGGGCCCACAACATCATCACCAACTGATACAACTCTATCTGGATTCTTTGGTAATCGTTTCAACCACTTCCATTTTGCACCCTTCTTCATACTTTCTACTAACTCATGTGCTTCACTTGCATTTTCATTATCCAACTGCAAATCACCGATTGCATCTTGTATTGATGTAAATTCTTTCTCTGGTTGTGGAAACAATCCACTCAATAACATAAATGGCATATCAATATCGTCTAACACATCATTTCTTACTGATACAATGAATACTCTTTCTCTCTTTTGTGGTACACCTTGTTCATGTCCTTTGAGTACCTTATATACTGTTGTGTAACCAAGTTTTTCAAAGTCATTAACCATTCTTGTAAGATGCTCTGATGCATATTCCATAGTAAGACCTTTTACATTCTCACATATAATAACTCTTGGTTTCATTTCACCAGCTATGCGTATTTGTTCCCAAGTTAAATCCTCAATATTCTTTTGTTTCATACCATATGCTGTCTTCTCTTTACCCCAACCTTTTTGTTTTGTACCTGACATACTAAAAGGTGGGCATGGTGGTGAACCATCTAGTATATCCAATTCACCTTCTTTGATACCAGTCATCTCCATAATCTTTTTACCTGTTACATCTTTAATATCTCCACATATGTGTGGTGTTCCAGGCCAGTTCGCAAGATAGGTATCTACTGCAACTTGTTGAAACTCATTGACGAACTTACAATCACCACCAGCCAGTTTATAACCACATGATGAACCACCACCACCAGCAAAGAATGAAATGTATGTGAATAGTTTTCTGTCTGCTGATTTCTGTAGGTCGTCTAATGTGTATCTGAAATATTTCATGTAAAAAAGTCCTCTAGTGTTCCTTGTGTGCCATAACTGTCGTCTATCTTCCACAAGATTTTGGTTGTTATAAATTTAAGTGGTTCAACAAAACTCTTAGTGAATTGTACATCATAGTCTATTATGGACTCAAAGTCAAGTTCTTTTGGTAATTTTGTCATGAATGATATGGCTGTAGAGATATAGATATTAGGTTCTTTCAGATGTAGAAACTTAATCTTATCACCCTCTTGTATCAGCTCGTATTTGTTTGATAGGTCATTCTTGTTGATAAGGTGATTATACAATATCGCACCCTTACAATGTATGGGGGCTCCCTTTGCGAACAGTCCATTAGATGATGTGAACTTACCAATACCATTCACACTTCTTGGGTATGCAATTTCTTCTACTGGCAACTTCATAAACTCCTCACGAAACTCTTGTATAAAGGTATTTAGCATTTTCTCATCACCAGACATAATAATTTTGAGTGCATCTTTAATCTTTTGTCTACATGGAGCAGGTGTTGATGACTTGACTGCCTCAATACCCATGATTTTGAGTTGTGGTTCTTTATATCGCACACCCTCTACATCATATGCGTTGAGGATATATCTTTTCTTTGCAGTCCAGATACCCTTGTCAGCAATCACCTCTCGTTTCATACTCATTTTGTTTGAGTGGGCATTGACGTACCCAGCAAGCTCCTGATAACTCTTATCAATAAAAGGTTCAATCTTATCTGTAGCGATTGTGTCCAAGAAATTGATGATTTTTGTAGTGTCTTGTTTGTCTCCAAACACTTTATTAACAAGCCCATCAAATGTGATGTAAACCGAATCCGTATCCGAAGCAAGCACATAGTCATGTTTGTCCGTTTCCAACAGAGTGTTAAGATATTTATTAAGAGCACGCTCAATCCAACGAATAGATAACTGACCACCAGTAGTAATCGCCTCAGCAAGTAATAGGTCATAATACCTAAAGTATGCATTACCGATTGCACCATAAGCAGAGTTGAGTGAAATCTTTTTAGCCATTTGAATGTTGTTGTATCTCGAAATGTCTTTGAGTAGTTTTGGGTCTTTTGTGTTTTCATATTGTTGCTTTGCCTCCAACATTTTACGTTTGAATGTCACCCTGTCATTGTACATGGTTTCCATAATCTCTGGTAGAAACCCCTTTGTATCCGTCTTAAACAATGCACCATTAGGTGTGAGTGTTACACCCTTGAGTATAGAGGTGTCTACTTTCTTATCAAGCAATTTGTCCACAGTCATCTTCGGCACCTTCTCTTTACTATAGAGGGTTTCTGGTGATATGTTGTATTGCATGATAAGATGTGGATACAATGAGTTCAAGTCAAAGGACATCACCCAATTGTGCATACCCACGATAGGGTCTTTCACATACGCACCCTCATACTTCTCGGCCTTCTTGTTACTCTTCTTTTGTGGTATGACAATGTTCTTCTTACGAAGATGATTGTATATAAGTATATCCCAATACTTCACCGAACCGAGTACATCTGTATAATTGACCTTTGCATCATAAGCCATAGTCAGACACAGTTCAATCAGTTTCATCTTGTCCTCAAGTTTGTCCACCAATTCTACGTCTGTTATATTATATTCTATAAATGATTGATAATCCTTCTGATACCATTCCCTGAATGTTTCAAATGGGTTGCCGTCCTTACGTTCACCTAACTCTACATATGCGATATGGTCTAGTCGATAACTCTCTTGATTGGTGTATGTAAACTTACGATACAAATCATAATAATCTAGAGCTGCAACACCTTGTATCTCATATATCTGATGGTCACGACCCATACTGAATACCTTCTTACTGAACACACTTTTCCAAGGCGACAGTCGTTTGACCTCATCTTCACCAAATAGATTCTTGATACGATTACAGATGTATGGTATGTCGAAGAATTCCGTGTTCCAACCAGTTATGATATCTGGATAGTAAGCTTGCCAGAAGGTTAGAAACTCTTGGATTAGTTTACCCTCAGTATCACATTCCACATAGGTTACGTCATCACGAGTGTTGTTGAACTTACCAACACCCCACACCATAATCTTTTTAGTCTGGTGATTTTTGAGTGTGATGGAAATGAGAGGTTCTATTGCCACATGTGGGTCTGGGAAGCCATTCTCACATTCTGTTTCGATATCAATAGTGACGATAAGAATACTGTCTGTATCCCATTTGACAAAGTTTGGAAACTGGTCTGCGATATAACTATATGCAAACATTGTTTGACCACAGGCCAAGTCTGGTTGATTAGAATATCCTTCAATCCATTCTTTTGCTTGTTTGATTGAATTGAATTCAACTGGTTTAACATATCCACCCTTCAGAGTCGTGAAGGGAGTAGTTTTTTGTGCAGCTGCATATAGTGTAGGTTTATACTTAACTCTCGTATTAATCCTCTCACCATCTACGACTTCACGAACCAGTAAACTGTTACCCCATTGAGTCACATTTGTGTAAAAATTTGTCATTGTAATAATATACCATAATATAGAGGGATTGTCAATAGATTAATGACCTGGCCCTAAATTAGTATTATATTCTATAGATTTATATTCTTCATCATAGGGATTGTAATATACAACCACGAAAGCCTTACATGAAGGACAACTAAGATTAGTCATCAATTTGTGGTCTT